CGGCAGCTACCGCGTCCGACTGCCGACGAAATCATGGAAAGGAAAGAAAACGCAATGGCGCTGGCGAGTTACACACCGCGATGCTTTCCGTTTCGCTAAAATGATCCACCCCTATAGCAAAACCAAGGCCCAACTTCTTTTAAAAGTCATTCATCATTATCGACATCGGGGCCACGCATGAAAAGCCTTATTGAAAGCTTCATTGACGTCGGCTCGGGCTATCTTCTAGCCATTGCCATCCAGTTACTTATTTTTCCACTTTTCGGCCTCTATCCAAGCGTGCTTGACAGCATGGGCATCGCGCTTATTTTTACAGGAGTCTCGATCAGTCGTTCGTGGCTTTGGCGACTGGTGTTCAAGAAATATGATCGCAAAGATTACTTTGTCTTCAACAACCAGACGAAGCTTTATGAGCGGGTCGTGGAATGATAGAAATCCTACTAAGTTTGTCGAGTGTTGGACTAATATACATAGTAATAGTTTTAATGTTAATTAAGTGGAACAATGAACCTCATGATATACGCAAGTAAAAACTGTCTCGATTGCAACAAAAGATTTACCGACCACTCTCGAAATCATGGAAAGAAATTCTGTAATTACTATTGTCAAAAACATTATACCCTGGCACGCCGAAAAAGGGAACGCATCAAGAATATTGAGAAACCATGTGCTCGATGCGGCAAAACTTTTATTCAAAAATTTATTCGAGAGGTAAAATACTGTTCCCCTCACTGTCGGGCAGTAGTGAGTTGGACAAGATTTGAAGAAATTAGAAAAATAAGAAGACGAACTGATCCTGTATATCATGCACACGAAAGACAAATTAAAAACAAGTGGATAAAGAATAACAAAGACAAGGTAAGAAAATTTATGAAAAAGGCACAATCAAAAGAAAGCTATAAAATTAAGAGAAGGGCATGGTGGAAAATGCATATGTCCAATCCCGAAAATAAAGAGAAACGTAAAGAATGGGAAAGGAAATGGCGTAGTCAAGACCATGTAAAAGCAAAAAATAAACTTTATAAATTAAACAATAGAGAACATATAAGCATAAAAGGTAGGGAATATTCTCAAAGACCCGAAATCCAGGATCGCGTAAGGGAACGAACAAGATATCGATTAAAAAATGATCCCATCTTTAGAATCAAAGCCACCATTAGAACTAGAATCTATCTTTATGTCAAAAGGGGATTAGCCAATAAAACACTACCTACAAGTACGCTGATTGGCTGTAGCTGGGAATTTTTAAAAACCCATTTAGAACAACAGTTTAAGCCCAATATGAACTGGGATAATTACGGCAAGTGGCATATCGATCATCACAAGGCCATGGCAAAGTTTAATTTGTTTAAAGAGGAAGAACTCTTGGAGTGCTGTAATTATTCAAACTTACGTCCTCTATGGGCCGAGGAAAATCTGAGGAAAGGAGCAAGATGACCGCCTTATCCACCTCATTGGCATTCACCCTATGGCCCCGAGGGCGACAACTGCTTATTCAATGGGCTATTTATAAATGCATGAAGGAGCAGTATTATAAAAAATGAAAAAGAGAAAGTTAAATGGGACGAGCAATCAATAGTTTTACAAATTGGGTAGGCGACACTTCAATGGAGGGAGATAGAGTCACCCTTCCCGAAAAAGAGCTATGGGTGGCTGTGCTGTGCCGAGCCGTCCTGGATGCCTGTAAAGGTCCCCCTAATTTAAATCTAAGCCTACAATCCAATGTCACGCATCAAAATCATTATACCTACGACCGCGACCAGGCGCATCATTTTTTTATGAAGGGAGGATCTCATTTTAATCTCATTTGTGAACTCGCGGGACGCAATCCTGATTACGTTCAACGACAAGTAAGAAAAATAATATTAAAAAGGAATGGCTGGAACGTTGATGTCCCCATCACTTCCCACTATCGAGGGTCTAAGAAAGGAAGAGGAAGACCGAGGAAAGAAAAATATGAAATGGAATAAAAAGTACCAGTACCCGCGAAGCATGCGCAAGGTCATCGATTCCCTGAGGCACTACGAGATCGGTTCGTGGACCTTGCCTTCGGTTACCACGGTCCTCGGACAAACGAAGGATCAGCAGTCGCTCAAGGACTGGCGTGCGCGGATCGGGGACTTAGAAGCGGATAGAATCGTCAATACCGCGGCGCAAAGAGGGACAGCAATGCATACCTATCTGGAGAAATACCTAGCAAATACGGGCTATAAAGACATGACAGAGCTAGGGCAGATCGCAGAGAAAATGGCGCAAGAGGTTATCAGACATGGACTGAGAATGCAACTTCAGGAGATCTGGGGAAGCGAGGTCACGCTCTACTACCCAGGGCTGTACGCAGGCTCAACCGATGTCGTTGGCGTCTATAACGACGAACCGAGCATCATAGACTTCAAGCAGAGCAATAAACCCAAGCAAGAGGCGTGGATCGGGGACTATTATATGCAGATCGCGGCTTATGCCATGGCCCATGACTATATCCACCATACAGCAATTACCCAAGGAGTAATCCTAATATGTACTCCTGATTTAAAATTTCAGAAGTTTGTCATAAATGGGTCCAGATTAAGGCAAGAAAAACACAATTTCCTACGAAGACTAAATGAATATTATGAATTAAGACAGAATGAAAAAGAAAAAGCCAATATAGATACCAAAGAATTAGAAAAAGCCTTTAATAAAGAATTACATGATTAAAAACCGTGTTCAGAGTTGGGATAAAACGTTCATTCAAAGGAGGGCAGTGGCAGGCTCTCGATAAACTCCTTGGAGTTGCCTATAAGAATAGACAATTTTAATTATCAGCGTTGATTCGGGTGTTTTATCTCTAGTTTTGTTTTTCCCGTTAAATCAACAACTGCCACATTTACGCCATATTTGGAAATTCCCTATATAGGGATATTCCTGAGCTACTAAAAACAATATTGTTTTTGTACTCACAGGGTACCTACCAAGGTTACCAAAATGTATTACTCAATAATATCAATAACTTGCAAGCTTTTTTAGTAAAAAACACGGTATACAATAAAAATAGGGGTAACAACATGTCTCTACCGTTCGTCACGCGCGCGTACTTTGTTTTTAAAATAATTTTAGGTTGGTCAGAAATCCCCCTATATAGAGAATTAGAGAATTGATGACGGAAGAAAATATTGAAAAAAGCCTAGAAGGTTTTATAGGGGTATTATATGGTAGCTCGTAATAGGAAATTTGAAGGTCATTCAGAATGGATGAATGAGTTTAATAAGATTCACAACCCTGACTACTACTATGGCAAGAAAACCCAAAAGAAGAAAACCAAGAAGGAAAAGAAAACTCGTAAACGCGACACAGTTAAACGATATCCCGTATTCAAAGTACAGGATTGAGTGGATTGATATTCTTTCAGATTCAGGATGGGCTACCGATAAAGAGTTTGATAGGATGAAGTTAGCTAGTCCTGTTAATGAAGGTTGGTTATATTCTGAAGATAAGAATTCAATTAAAGTTTTTGCTTCTTATGATAAAGATGTAGATACGAATGAGATTACGTTTGGAGACAGAACAATGATTCCTCTCGCTTGTATTAAGAAGATGGTTAAGATTAAGTGAGTATTGACTGGTTGAGTGAAGACGAGTACAACAGACTAAAGGAGGAAAACATGGCTACAAAGAAAAAGAAAAAGAAAATAGTTAAGAAAAAAAAGAAAAATAAAAAGAAAAGATAATTAAGAATTCTTCTTTTTAACAGAGATTACATGTTTTAATTTCTTAACATCCACATCTCCCAGGGTGTTAGAGTAATTCTTGAGAATATCGGTTACATCTTTCTCCAGTTGTTCTTCCGTTAAATTTTCTATTTTCCCTGTTAAAGAGAGGATCTTTTTTTGTTCTACATATAAGCCTGCGGCTTTTCCACGTGCTACTTCAGCATTGACCGCAGCTGAAAAATTCCCTCGAGTTAATGCCGCTTTCCTAATTTGTCCCAATTCCGATAGATGGGTTTCGTAAGTAATATCAAATTGTTTCATTTTCTCTTCCCTTAATTCTTCAATGTAATTAACCACCACAGGATAGAGTTTTGGATTTTGTAATTGAGATGCCAGGGATCTTGCTGATTTGATAGGATAACCCGCTTCTACCGCGCATTCGGTTGCTGTTTTTCTACCTTGAAAGAGAATGAGATGCTCGGCAAAGCTCCGTTGTTTCTCTGTGAGATGTTTGGCTAGGCCCCTACGACCTTGGGGAACTGGATATTTATTCATGATTTGCAATATATAATAGTCTCCAGTATAGTGCAAGATAGAATGGTAAAAGACATAAAGAAGAAATCAATGCATGAATTGGCTCAGGAGTTTCCCGAGAAAACTTATAGGGAATTGGAAATATATAGAGATGCGGATAGGCATGAAGAAGCTCAACAGATTCCTTTGACCGAATCTCAAAAAAAACAAGAAGAGTTAGAACCTATTGCAAAAGGAGTTTGTATTACGGCGGCTATGAAACAAGATAGAGGAGAGGGCCTGAAGCTTACTGAAATATTGGCTATAGAAAATGATAAACTAAGAAAAGAAACTAGGGAACTTTTAACGGAATTAACTGAAACAAAAGTTTTGTTAAAAGGGAACAAGGGTATTGTAAGAGAGTATCATCAAGGTAATACGACTTTGACATCTCATTTAAATGAGGCGAGGAGGACTATTAAAAATTTAGAAACTAGACTTGCTGAAGCGTTAGAGATTGATGAAGCTCATCAAAAACAAATGGGTAGGTTACAGGAAAGACTGACAGAAGTTGAAGAAGATAATAAAAAGTTAAGTGAACAAATCAATAATTATCTAAAAAAACATGAAGATAATATTAGAAAATCAGGACTGTAATGTACGTTAAACATCTTCAAGAATATTTAGATGAATTTACTGATGGCAAAAAAGGTACTGCTGTTTCTAACGCCCGTATCTTCATGGAGTCTAATGGCTATCTTGAGGAAATTCGAAGGATAGAAGTGCAAGAGTCCTCGATTATCGGATCTTCATCAATTCGGGTGGTGCTGAAACCCATGAAGGAACAAATTCTTCCTAATCCCGAACCGAAAGATTAGATGGGGTTGCCTGTGTCCTCTTTCCATTGTTTTTGTCTTCTTTATCTCTTTCTTTTTCAGTTTTAAACCACTGAACATCAATAATATCTTCACCATCATAC